TTAAGGGTGATAAAGAATTTTTGCGCATTCTTCATTTTCCACGAACTCTGAACCTCTTTTGATATGGTCCAGAAGTTCCTGCTTTTCTTCATTCAAAGGCTTCAGGCGTTCTTTGAAGCTTTCCATAGCCTCTTTCTTCTCCAACTCAACATCGTTGATGGTGATTGATACCTCGGCCAAGGTTTCTTTCTTCTGTGCTAGTTCTTCGGGGGTAAATCTGTGGGTGTAGCCGATTTTCTCTACTGCATCGGCGTTGTCCTGAAGAAACTGCCACCGATCCTGTTCAGGAATGTCTTGTCCTAAAAATTTGTCCATAATCAAATAAACTCTTTATTGCGTTCGATTTCTTGTTGTGCGTAGATAAGCATCTGTTGTTCGTTAGCCGCTGGCAAATAGATTCCGGCAACAGATGCACTCCAATTACGGAAACGGTCAATACTCAAAGTCATTTCACCTGTTGTCAGTTCTGCAGAACTTCTCAAATAGGTTACTTCTTTGCCTTTTTTATTAATCGTCTTTCTTTCAAACAAATCACGGTTGCAAGTCCTTTTATAGAAGTCTATTTTAGCTTCATCAAGGCTGCAACCGTATTCACTACCGAAATACCCTAAAAGCAGATGCAAATAGCTGTTCTGGGCAAGCGTTCGGTTAGGCAATTTCTTCTTTACCTCCACAACTGCACGTTCCTGAAACAGCTTGTTTACATAAGCCTTGAACTTGGGTATATCATATTCATTCTTCAGATTAAATAAGCTCATAGGCTAAAAAGGTAAATCGTCTTTTGGATTTCCGTTAGCATCTACATCAGGTGGAAACGCCTGTGCCATGGTCGGCGTTTGTATCGGTGCCGGTTGCTGTGCTGGCATGGATGCTGGCTGGCGCATTGGCTGACGGGCTTCCAGTTTATAGCAGCGGATGGACACCATCCGTTTCACCTGTCCGTCCTGATTCGTCCATTCCCTGCCCTGCAAGGCAAAAGAAACCGTTATCACATCGCCTACCCTATAATTATCTAGTTCAGCACATTTGTCACCGCTTACTTCAAGAGGTAGAATGTTCTCGTACTGGCTGCGTTCACCTGTATAGGGATCGTGGGTTGTGGCATCAAGAATAAACTCACGCTTCACAAACGGGTTGCCACCGCTCTTGGATGGGATTTCTTGGGGCTGTCCAATATAAACCAGCCGTCCGGTTACTTGGTTACTCATCTTCTGCAAAAATTTTCTTATCGGTTATCAAATCTCTGTTGTCATTCAAGAACCGTATAAAGTCCTCACAATGGTTAGTGAGGATGGGAATATCTCGTTCGGGAACGAAAGTATAGCTTTCGGTATAGGTCGCACGAAAGTCCGTGATGTTATACTCGAACATCCTGACATCGCTGCCGCCCTGCATCAGACAGTATGGATAAACCATGTGCTGCCAGTGGTCTTTGTACTTACCTACATAATAACTTCCGGTAGTCTTGATGTCATGTACTGACATCGGCATCAGTTCATCTATATAACCATATAGAAGAACTCCTCCGAAACATGTAGGCAAAACTGCTTCAACCCGTTGCTGGGTTAAGGCTCCTTTGTAATAGTCTGCAAACTCACGGCAGATTGAGATAGGGAAATCGAACTGACGGCATTTATAGGTGGCTCTCAGTCCGACCAATGTTTGTCTGCCATCCTGCATGTCTGACAGTAGTCTTTCCACCTGTACCTTTTCTGATCTCCTGTTTTCAATCATACAGTCTATCACCTCATTGAAAGCCGTTCCCTTGTCGGCTGCTTCACTATCAAACGGAATACGGTTTATAGTGTCAATCAGACTCTGAAACTGCTGCTGTCTGAACTCTTCGGGGGTATGTGGGGGATTCTCACTGAATCCCCAATACCTTTCCCAAATGGCATCACTTTTCAGATAGCTTGTAAAGGCATCCAAAAGTGTAGCATAGAACTTGAATTTAGGCTGCTTTGTCTGCATAGGTCTTTGTCTCTTTGTCGAATACCAGCCCGAGAGCTTTTACTTTTGCTGAAAACAGATTTCTGGCCATATTCAAGGAACTGCCTACATGCTCAAACTCATTAATTCTTGACGCAAACTCATTTGCAGAACTGGCATCAGTAATAAGTTCGATGTTCTCTTTGATTTCAGCTATGACCTTATCGTACTTTGCAGCTTCTTCTTTCTTTACCTGCAACATGCTCAGGTAGGGCATGATAACCTTTGCAGTGATAAAATCGTTCTTGGCAGTGGGATTTCCATTCTTGTCAAGAATTGTAGGCACCTGCATCAGTCCCGGCAAATTGCAGGTGTTTTTCCCGTCATTTCTTGATGTGGGGTCAAATGTGATTGTACGCTTCTGTACACCGTTCTCATTGCGCATTTCCAGATAACCCAGCAAATCAAGTTCCGTAACAATAGAGTTATACGATTTTTCTCTTAAAGCAGGTATGAACACGGTATCGTCACCTTCTTTCCGGGTATCACGATGGGCTACAAACACCACATTCTTGTTCAGTGATGAAAGGGTTCGTGTCATCCATGAAAACTCAGCGTTAATACCGCCCCAATCCTTAATTTGTGGCTGGCGTGTACCGCATTTATAAGAAATGATAAAGTCCATCATCTTGCCGATAGTGTCCACTACGATTGTTTGGTAAGCCGAAAGATCTTCCTGCAATACCTGTTGAACATCCTGCCATGAACTTACCTGCACGATGTCGATACCGTCCAAGTGGGCCATATTCACACGCTTTACACCATTGTCAAAGTCGAGCAGCAACGGCTTTGGTGCGCTCAAGGCTACTGTTGTTTTACCCATACCTGCCTGACCGTAAATCATCATCTTAACGGTGGAAGGAATTACTAACTCATTGGATTTCTTAATCAAACTCATAATACTATCTTTTTAGTTAATTAATATTTCAACTGTGCATGTTTAATCACATCGTAAGCATTACAGAACCATTTCCCATTCTGCTTATTCGTTCGCTTTTCGGCACGGATTAATCCTTTGCCGATTAAGTCTATTAACCTTGACAAACCGCCAACAATATCAGCAGCTTGATCGCGTCCAAATGTCTTATCATTCAGAACAATTTTTAGAACTTCTTCATTTACCATAAAACATCATTACTTTAAACAGATTATTGCAGAGAAGCCTGGATATTCTGTCGCTGATACACGAAACTTTACATCCATTTTATTTTTTATGACTCCGATCAAACGAAGATCACGATTACGACGTGAAGCTTCCAATTTGATTCCGTTGTGCCGTTTCTTGTCGTAAGGAACTTTGTAGATATCCCCTTTTTTCATTACGTCAAAGAGACGTACTGTCTGGTAGTTTTCATTAACCTCTATTTCTTTTACCATATAAATAACTTTTAATTGATTGCTGACAGAACGGGACTTGAACCCGTAACCTTCCTGACATGCAGGATATTCTACCCTTGAACTATCTGTCTATTATATCACTTCTTTTCTTTCAGCAAATTTTGAATCTGTTCGCTGATTTCTTGATCAAAGGCCTCACGTCTGTCCAGTTCTCTTGAACGGGCTGCCAGTATTGCATTGATGTCAGCGAAATCATCACAGATATTATCTATTGTTTCTTTCAGTTCGTTCATTGTCTAATCTTTTTCCGATTAATAAACTTGTGATTGTAACTCCTATGAACCCTATCCAATACATAGCGGACAGATCTTGATTAAAGTGCATTATCACGACGGATATAGCACAGAGAACTATCAGTTTTCGCATGGCTCTTCCGGTTTTTCGATTTTATAACCTTGTTTCTCGAGATATTCTGCAATATCTTCATCACATATCAGATTAAGACATTCCTCAAGTCCATAATCCGACATCAGGTAATACATACCGTAGTAGGCCACCACATCATCCTTCGGTATCAGCTTCAGTACATCCGAAGAGTCAAATGCCTTGTAATTGTGTACTTCCATAATCGTGTAGTTTAAAATTCGTTCCCGTGGGCGTTCCGATGGTTGCCTTACTGCTTACCAAACCTTTGATAAGCCACGGGATATATAGTTCTTGCTGGTGTCTAATCAGTGAAGATTGTCTTTGTAGCCGGCCTACGGCCACCTGCAATCGTATAAGTGTCTTTTTGTTGTCTGTGTGATTCGCATGCTGCGTTATCTTATTGTCAGTCCATTACTCACACTCTTTTCACACAGCCGCTACCGCTACTCAGTCGTCTCCCTTTTGCGTCAGGTGTAGCGGTACACCTAAAATTTCCAGTACGTCAAAGAACCAATCAAGTAGAACCCTGCCCGATTCTCGCTATCGGTTGCCGGTCACTGGCCGTCAGCAGGGTTTGAAAAGATTAAGCATATCGGGCAAGCCCCTGGACACTACACAGGGCGTCATAGTCCATGCCATCATCGTTATTGGCCGGCTGGTCAAACTCTTCGAGGGCAGATTCATAATTGTCTATTTCGTCAGTTATGACCTGAATGGCTTCGCGCTTTGAGTCAGTGTTGAATACCCGGCAAACGGTCTGTTCGTCCGAATTGTGGGCTATCTCTAAGTCCTTATAGAGGCTGTCGAGTTCTCGTTCTATTTCGTAGCGTGTCATAGTCATGCGATATTTAAAAGGTTAGCTTTCTTATAGCATCTGTATTCTTGTCTCTCTGTGTCGAAGTACACTTGAACGGTATCATTCTTCTTTCTGCTATCACCACTTGTTGCAGGTATCAGATTCTCTTTCAAAGTACCATAGGCTTCACGAACAGAACCATCTACCTTTTTAAAATAGAACTTTACGATTCTTTGCTTCATTGCAGCTTTCAGCTTCATGTTTACCCAAGCGCATTTTAACGCTTCACTCATAGAGAAACCATTTCTCTTTACCAGTTGCCATGCAAGGCTCATAATCTCGTGTAATAAATTCTTTTTCATAATCGTGCGTATTATTGATGTTATTTGTTATCTTTGTTTCGTATCAAAGTTTCGATATGCAAATATAGTATCTAAAAAGAAACCAACAAAACAAATGGTTTCTTTTTAGATACTACTAAACATTATTTAACTATTAAGAGCCTTAATACAGTATTATATGAAGAAAGAAAGTGTAACTATATGGGTAAGTGTTGCTGCGCTTGTTATGAGTGTAGTGGCTATACTGATAGCATTATACCCTAATATAACAGGAGATGTTTCATTCAAAGAAATTATGGAAATCAGTGTTGCTACCGTATCTATCGGAGTGACTGTTATCTTAGGGATTCAGATATACACTATTATATCTATAGACAAAAGAATTAAAGAGAGTATAGAAGAGGCACATATAATGTATAAGTCTGAAAATGAAATCTTAGCCGATAAGATGAAAGCTCTTTCTATAGCCATCCAAAAATTTACAACAGGGAACATCTACATTACAAGAGAGGAGTACAATGAGGCATTTTGCGTGTTTTGCCTGTCTGCGATAGAAGCAAACAGGTTAGGCTTTGAAAACCTTATTTCATCGAGCCTTGAACAGGCTGATAGTCTATTAAACCGTTGCAAGTTCTTCCATTTGAGTGATATAGGTAAAAAGCACATGGATGAAATAAAGAGGGGTATGATAAAAATCCCCGATGAGAAAGCCATTAAGATATACAACTTTCTGTCGGGGATTGAATGTTCCGGACGGCATACCGTCAATTCATAGGTTCTGGTGGTCTTTCAGGGTGCTTAGGCTCTTTTTTAGAGAGAAATTTAGTTGTACTTTCTGCCAACTCATCCAGAAACTCTAAATCTTCTTTGGTAAACACAGGATACTTAGGGGGATTCGGTTTCTTGGGAGGCGTAGCAGATGTTTTCTCAATTGCTTTTGCCCAAAGGATTCCAGATGCTATGCATAAAAACATAAAAAAGACTGGGAACAAGGATGAGAACAACTCTTTAATCATAACAAAACAACTATATAAAAACACCCATAATAGGTACGAGCTATCATGGGTGCATATATTAAACCTCCTCGGAGGAATGTTTAACCGATTGTTCCTGTAACACCTCGTACTTGTTACAGTACAAAGATAGTATCCTTAAAGATACTATCAAATAAAATTGCAACTAATTATGGGAAATTCTGTAAAAGAACGGTTTTATGAAACCATGGAAGCTCTCAATCTAACTGACTACAGAGTTTACACTGATGTTGAGGGTATCACAAAAAACATGATGGTCAAATTGAGGAATGGTGAAACAAATGAAGTTTCTACAAAAATCTTAATGCCATTCCTTAGTAAATATTCTGATGTTGATGCTAATTATATCTTAACTGGCCGTGGAACACCTTTGCGCCAGCAAACGGAAGTTACACAAATATTTCATCCTAAAAGCATAGAAAAAACTGAGGAAGATGGATTGATAACCCTTTATGATGTTGAAGCTGCTGCGAACTTGAAATCTCTGTTCGATAATAAAGACCAGAATATTCTTGGACAAATCAATATTCCAAATATCCCAAAATGCGATGGAGCTGTTTATGTCAAAGGAGATTCCATGTATCCATTACTTAAATCTGGTGACATCGTAGCATATAAGGAGGTACCTTTAGAAATGAGTCATATTTTCTTTGGAGAAATGTACCTTGTGTCAATAGATCTGGATGGAGATGAATACTTAACTGTAAAATACGTCCAGCATTCAGAAAAAGGTGAAGACTGGATAAAACTGGTAAGTTACAATCAAAACCATCAACCAAAAGATTTTCCATTGTCTTCTGTGAGAGCTATGGCCTTAGTAAAATTGAGTATTAGAATGAACACAATGAAATAACGAGATTAAATTACATAAACTAATCCAATAATGTTATGAAGAAAACATTTTTACCTTTATTTGCTTTAACCATTTGTCTTGCTTCGTGCTCAAAAGAAGATGGTAATTTAACAACGGAACAAATCAAGCCATTACCACAATTAGATAATATAAGTCTAAATTACCATAATTCAGACCAAGAAATAGAGCTGACAAGGGATATTGAAAAAGAAGGAGCAATATTAACAGTTAAAGATGATTCCTATTGGATTTCAAAATTAAAATTAAACGGAAACAAAATTACATTTACAGCTTTAGAAAATCAAGATATAGAAGTAGGACACAGGTTTGATACGATTCTTATATCTATTAACGATGTAAGAATTGGAAGTATATGTGTTTCACAAGCAAGAAAGCCAATAAGCCCAGAACGTCTTCAGTGGGCAGTGTCTAATGCAATGTATAGACATAAAGCGTTATGCGAGTCTGGATTGTCTGGGAAAGAAATAACCCAAGCAATATACGACCTCGAAAAAACAACAAATGGGCAGGATTCTTATAAGAATTATCCTGCTTTCGCATATTGTATCGAAATGAATCACGACCCGGAGAATAACATGGAATGGCATCTGCCGTCATTAGATGAAATGAGAGCCTACGCACAAGGGCAATCATATATAAACACACCTTTGGGGAAGCACAACTATTGGTGGAGTGCAACAGAAAATAGCCTAAACGGAAACGCTTATAATCTTTACTCGGAAAGTACTGCATCAAGAGGTGCCGTAGATAAAGGAGGAGACTGGTGGGTTATGGCATTCAGAAATGGGAAAATGGAAGAATAGCCATGAATAAGACGCTACTATTTGCACTATTCTTATCACTTACAAGCTGCGGAGGGAACAAGCCGTCCCAGGAACAGAAGGATAAAGCCGACAGATACGTTCAGAGTCTTGTGGATGCCGATATAGGAATCTACAAAGGCGAACTGACAGATGCGAACTTTCTCATCCTTGCAGTTGATGCTTATTCTGGAGCAAACTTTGATGCTTATGCACGTACATACTTGGAAGAGGCACAAAGGAAAGGACTGGAGATAAAAGGGGTCTATATCGTAGACATCAAGGACTGCCAGTTTGGCGATGGATGGGTATCCGGTGACAGGATAGGAAAAGCCTTTAAATAG